TCATCTTCCGTATCGTCCAAATCGTCGCAAAGCAACCAATGATATAAACCTTTAAAAGCGTTTATAATCAGACCGGCGCACAAGTTAGCAAGGATAATAACCGCGATAAAGGCAAAGAAGATTCGCCACTTCCATTTATTGAACGTCTTGCGGATATCGGCTTTGACTTCGGCGATTTTTGAATCCGCTTTTTTCTCGACGCGCTTTTCTATGGAGTCAATCGCGCCTTCAATTTGCGCTCCGAGAGAATCGGAAAGTCCGTTGCGTAATCGATTCCCGAGTCGATCTCCAAGTTTGCCTTCGTCAATCGTCGGCGGCGCTGGCGTTTGCGGATTCGGCGCTTGTTCTTTCGGCGTTAACTCTTGCTCGCGCTGACTTCTTCGCTGCCGCCAACAAGCGTCGGAATCGTCAAAGAATCCGGCGTTTTCGTAATCGTCGGCGTTTTCGTAAACCGGCGCACGCTTCCGAAAATCGTTTGCCGTAACGAGTTCGGGGGAATTATCAAGTTTTGGAAGTGTGAACAAGTCTTGTTCATATAGCCGAAGATCCTCTTGCAGATAATCCGCTTCCTCGTCGGTCGTCGTCGGCTTCGGCGGTTCTTTCGCCGCTTGCTTTTGAATCTTCGGCGCAGTCGGCTTTTCGGAAAGTTTCAGCGCGGCGACAATTTCCGCGCCGTGCCCTGCTCCTTCAAAACGCGCCGTTTCGGTTCCGGTTGCGTCATAAACGATAAAAGTCGGCGTTGATTTTACGCCGAGGTCGTTTGCCCGTCGCGCCCCTTCTTTGAGTGAAGCGTTATACGAAACAAGATTGAATCCGGCTTTTTTGATCTGCGCAACGTCTTTTTCCGCGTCGTCGCACGGCTTGCAATTATCCTGAAATATTTCGACGCAATAAGATTTTTTTTCAACGCACTCGGTCGCGTCGGGCGGTATCGGCGATTCCGAACCGCTTGAAGCGTCGGTGCGCCCGTTTAAAGCGCGATATAAGTTCGAGATTGGAATCGCGCCGCCCTTTGATTCGTCCGCGCCTTCCGCGCCGATTAGCCACGTCAAAACGCCAGTAACCCAAAGTTCTCCGTCTACTTCGGAGACTATCGCTGAGCCGGATTGTCCCGGAACCGGCGCGGGTCTAAATTCGACGGTTGCGCCGTTGAAATATCCTAAAACCTGCCCTTTCCACGCTTGTACGTGTCGCCCTTTTGGCGCGCCCGACGAAATGATAAACGACTTTGAATCCGGCGCCGCGTCTTTTCCGGCGAGCGCGATATACGGCGGCGCGATCTTTTCAAGTTCTTCGGGATCGACGGAAATCAACGCGAAATCGTACGGAATTTGCGCGTTATAGAATCGAGCGAAAACCTTGCCCGAAACGCTTTGCAAAGTTCCATTCGTCCAAAAATCAAGCCGAGCGGAATTGTTGTTTGTTACTACGTGATAATTCGTAAGTACCAGACAACGATCTTTTTCCGCGTCATAGCCGATAAACGTTCCCGTTCCGCGTGCGTTTGATACGCAAACGCGGCAAGACGCTTCGTAGCAGTCTTGAAACGTTTTAGCGCGTCGAAAATCGACGGCAAAAGATGTCGCGCAAAAAAGAATTGCGCCGATTGTAAAAGCGGAAAAAACAAGTCGTTTCATCGTTTATTTTGCTCCTCGTTCGATAATCCCGAAGCGGAAGAAGTAGGATTCGAACCTACGAAGGGAAACGCCCTTATCGGTTTTCAGGACCGACGCAATCAACCGCTCTGCCATTCTTCCAAAGAGCCGCCACGACGATTCGAACGCCGAACCGCTTGTTTACAAAACAAGCGCTCTACCCATTGAGCTATAACGGCTATAACAAACGCGGCGAAACGTTCGGTTTCGGGAACAAAGGAGCGAAAACCCGTCCGAACGTCGCCGCGCCGCGTCTTGCTAACGATCGAGAACCAAGCACGGAATTCGACGTATCACGCCACGTTTGCCAACGACGTGAACATCGAGGTATTCACGCGCTTCTTTTTCAGTCGAGAAGACACGTAAAACGCCGCGAGTCGTTGCCAAGTAAAGTTCTTTGAACTTATACCCACGAACCGAGTAAGTGCCACGGTACGATTCAACGACTGCGAGCGTCGTTCCTTTTGAGTAATTATCGAAAGTCTTTGCCAATTTATGCGTGCCGATCATTTTTTCGAAATCTTTGTCTTTTGCACTGGAAAGAAAAATCAAAACGTTCTTCGATTCTTTCGACAACAAACGCGCTTTATCTTGAATCAAGAAAAATATAAACTTCGTGTTAAAAAATAAATAATAAAATAAATAATAAAATAAATAAAAGGAAATAAAATAAAAGGATTTTTTATTTTATTTTTTGACTCTGGTTTTTACGATGTCAAACGCACATAAAAAATAAAAAATAAATTCAATTTTTAATCGAAAAATAAATATTTTTTCACGATTTTTTCGACGATTTTTTGACGTTTTCGTGAATTATTTTCGGCGCAAAATCAAGCCGAAATCTCAGCCAAAGAAAAGTTCGCCTTGCTCCACCGACGACGTTCCGTTCGTCGAAAGTTCCGTGAGCGCCCAAACGAGCGCGTCGAGCCGGTCCGGCGAATCTTCTTTTGAACGTTCGCCCGTGTAACTCGTCATTTCGTTTTCAAGTTCTTCGAAATATCCGACGTGATGCACGCGCCCTTGCGCGTATAGCGTCGAAATCGGTTCCGCCCGAACGATCTTGCCACGCGTTGCACGCACTTTTCTAATCGGCAAATTCGGTGCGATATTGCGCAAAACCGATTCCACGAGGTCGCCGCCTTGATTGACTTCCGCGACAACGAGTTCGGCAAGCCAATCGTTATACGCGCCGACGACTTGCGCCGCCCAACGTTCCGGCGGCGCAATTAAAGAAGAATCTTGCAAGACGAAATAATGTTCTTCGCCGTTGATAATCTTCGCAGCGCAAACGACGATTCCGGTGTGGTCGCTCGCTTCGGACGAAGTAACCGCTGGATCAACGCCGACAACGATTCTTTCAAGTTCTTCGGGCGTGTCGTTTATTCGGAACGGGTCGATCATTGTCGCCGATTTCCAAAGCGCGTTTTCGTTTTCGTCGGAAAATTCGCCGTAAAGGAAACGCCGCTTTGCGCGTTCGCTCGCGTTGCCAAGCGTTTCGTCGATATATCCGTCAGGGAGATTTGCGGCGTTGTCATAAGGATTGATTTGAATCACGCCAAAGTCGTTTGCGTTTCGAATTCGAAGCCGCGAAACCGGGTGAACGCCTTCAATAAAAAGTCGATACGACCAATGCGTTTTTCCGGGCGGGTTGCAATCGAAAAGAAGTCGATTCCGAAGTTGTTTTCCGTTTGCGTCGAAACGCTTTTGCGCCAAACGAGTTGTTGCTACTTCGACCGAAGAAAAAGAAATTTCGGAGCATTCGTTGAAATAAATGCCAGCGAATTCACGTCCTAGAATCTTTTCGACTCGTTTATTATCATCAAGACCGACGAAGTCGATTTCCGCGCCGTTATGCGGAAAATAAACTTCACTCAAAGAACGATTTGTTTCGTAAACGTAGCCCGCAAAACAAAGGCTCATCATTTTCGGGAAAGTATCGATAAATACAGAAGATCGCACCGCGTTATAATAACGGCGAAAAATCGCATATCGTCCGCCATATCTAAACGCAAGAACCGCAATAGTTCGGCAAAGTTCGAACGTCTTGCCGGAACGAGAACCGCCGTAAGCCAAAACCCGCGTTTTATCTCGAACGAGACGACGAAGCGCAAGTTGTGCGTCGGTCGGCTGATATCCGGTTTGTATTACGTCGTTTCCCATTGAATCGGTTTTTTCTCCGCGATAATAACGCGGCGTTTATCTTGTCGCCCGTCTTTAAAACAAACGATTCGCTTGCAGACTTCTTTATTATCTCGGAAAGCGCAGATATTACAAAGATTCTCTTCGATTCCAACCGACAAAGCAACGGCGACAAACGTTCTTTCCGGAACCGATTCTACTTCAAAGACTTCGCCTGCTAACGGTTCAAATCGTGCGTCTTGTGCGGTTAGCGTTCGCATAGTTAGAAGTCCGCTTCTTCCTGAGAGATATTGATTATAATGCCGCCCGTTTTGTCGCTTTCGTTTTCGTTCTTCAATCCGTAGCCGCGTTTCTTCCCTTTGCAATTCAAATAAAACATTATCAAACGTGCGTTTCCTTCGTTGATTCCTTCGATCAATTTGCTTTCGACCATGTCAAGCGTGCGCTCGTTGATTTCTTCCACCGCCCGATCAAATTCGGGGTCTTGGCTGCGCCATTTGTAGAACGTTTGTCGTGAAACGCCCAGTTTTTCGCAAACGATCGAAATATTCCCGAAGCATTTCGTGAGAAGTTTTATCGCGTTTTGCTTTGTGATTTCGGCTCTTTTTTCGTTTGAAAACGTTCTCGTGTAAGTTTTTTTCTTTTTAGGCATATTTATCTCGTTACAAAAACACTTATTAGGGCGAATCTAAACTCCTTCTATTTGCTCCGTCTTTTTTGTTGTTTATCGCGTTTTTCTTTTCAAATTATGCGCGTTTTGAAAATTTTTTCGTTTAAAGGCGCATATTTTGAAAGTTGTTTTTCGATTATTTAAAACGAGCGCTGACGTTTGCGCCAACGAAATAATACAATAAAACGTTCAAAACAAAAAAAGGATTGTTTAAAGATATGCTAATCGAAGAACTTCCCTTGTCGAGCGTCAAACCTTACGAGAAAAACCCGCGCAAAAACGAAGAAGCGGTCGCCGGAGTCGCCGAATCAATCAAGCAATTCGGATTTCAGCAGCCGATCGTTATTGATAAAGACGGCGTTATTGTTGCAGGGCACACGCGTTATAAAGCGGCGAAACGCCTCGGTCTTAAAACGGTGCCTTGTGTTCGAGCAAGTGCGCTTTCCCCTGAGCAAATCAAGGCTTATCGGATTTTAGACAATAAGTTAAACGAAAAGGCGACGTGGAATTTTGAAACTCTCTCGGAAGAGCTGCAATCGTTTAAGTTTAACTTTGACGAATTCAAAGTCGATTTCCCGAAATTCGATTTTAAATTTGAAAGTTCCGACTCGGACGATACTATTGAACCGAC